TTCGACCCCTACAGATTGGCAGCTCGCCAGCCCGAGCGCATTACGCTGAACTTCCCACGGCCGGACGTTCCTGTGACCACAGACCCAGGCGGGTTGGTCACGGAGAGCGACGACTACTTTATCATTGTTGAAGAAGGCGGGGAGTATCTAGTCCCATGAGCACCGTCCCGAGCAACCTAGTTCCGGTCTCAATCACCAATCTGCCTTTGGCCACTGCCCCTACGGGGACGGACACGACTATCATTGTCCAAGGTGGCATTACCAAGCGCGCCACCTTTGGCCAGTTCTTGCAGTACATCGGTCCTACGGGCCCGACAGGCGCGACTGGGCCGACAGGTGATGCTTCCACTGTTGCAGGGCCCACGGGGGCCACGGGGAGTGCAGGCGCAAACGGCCCGACAGGCCCTACTGGCGCCGCATCTTCAGTTGCAGGCCCTACGGGCCCGACCGGCGGTGCGGGCCCTACAGGCCCGACTGGCGCTGCTTCGTCTGTCGCGGGGCCTACGGGTCCGACAGGCAACACTGGACCTACTGGGCCTACGGGTGCTGCTTCTACTGTTACAGGGCCTACGGGTGATACGGGCCCCACCGGCCCAACTGGCGCAACGGGTGCAGCTTCTGTTGTTGCAGGGCCTACGGGACCGACCGGATCTGGGCCTACTGGTCCGACTGGGGCTGCGTCTACTGTTGTTGGTCCTACGGGTAGCACGGGGCCTACGGGTCCGACCGGGGCCAATTCTTCTGTGGCGGGACCAACCGGCCCGACCGGGGATATGGGGCCTACGGGACCGACTGGGAGTGCGTCTTCAGTTGCAGGCCCTACGGGTCCGACTGGGCCTACCGGAGCCACCGGCGCAGCGTCTACTGTTGCTGGGCCTACCGGACCTACGGGTGATATAGGTCCGACTGGCCCAACTGGAGCTAATTCTAGTGTCGCGGGACCAACCGGCCCGACTGGCGGAACCGGACCTACCGGACCAACTGGTAGTGTTTCAAATGCAACTGCGATAAAGTTCGCAATACTCTACGGACTGTAGGAGAACACGATGGCCAACCCGAACATTGCAGCCGTAACATCCATACTCGGCACAACCACCTACTACACGCCCAGCGGCACCGCAGCCGTCGTCCTGCTGCCTAATGCTGCTGCGTCCGGCACGGTCTTCAAGATCAACCAGATCGTCGCGGCAAACGTCAACGGCACGGCTGCGGTGGACACCACAGTGGCGATCTACAGCAACGGCGCTGTGGCTCAGGGTTCAGCACCGTCAGGCGGCACGGCATATCCGATTGTCTCGACGGTCTCGGTTCCGGCTGACGCATCTCTGATCGTGACCGACAAGACGACCGCCATCTACCTGATGGAAGGCACGTCGATCACCGTCACCAGCGGCACGGCGTCTGGCATCACCTATACGATCAGCTACGAAGTCATCTCGTAAGGAATTGCCATGTCCAGACGTTATAAGGGTGGCGTAATTAGCGCGACTGCGCCGGTTCCAACGGGGCCGTATGCAAACGGCACGGCGAATGGAATTTGGACATTGACGCAGCAAATGCAGTCCACCGCTGCGGGAACGTGGCCGACAGCAGGAAACTTCCCCTATTGGATTGGGATATTGAGCGGGGGTGTAATTGACAATGGGCGCTCCGTAGCCGTTGATAGTGCCGGTAATGTTTATCTTTGCGGGACTTCAAATTCTAGTGGAACAAATGATTTTCAAATAGCTAAGTACAGTGCTTCTGGCGTAATTCAATGGCAGCGCAGGCTTGGTGGTTCTAATATAAACCAAAGTTTTTCTATTGCTGTTGACAGCTCCAGCAATGTTTATGTTTGTGGCCGCCACGTTGTTGTCAGTGTTGATTATGCTTTTCAAATAGCTAAATACGACACCTCGGGGGCAATTCAGTGGCAACGCAAACTGTTAGGGGGGACTGGCACTGAAGCCAATTCTATTGCTGTAGACAGCTCTGGGAATCTCTATGTTTGCGGGTATTCAAACGCTAGTGGTTCAAATGACTTCCAAATAGCCAAGTATAATACTTCTGGTACAATTCAGTGGCAGCGTAGGCTTGGCTCGGCATCAACTGACGTTGGTTATTCTGTAGCTTTAGACAGTTCTGCAAATGTTTATCTCTGCGGATATTCAAATGTAAGCGGGGCGGAAAATTTTCAGATAGCAAAGTACAACACCTCTGGCACCATTCAATGGCAACGCAATCTCGGCGGCGCTGTAAACGACAGGGGCTATTCTGTAGCTGTAGATAGCTCTGCAAATGTCTATGTTTGCGGATACTCAGACGATAGCGGCAATACAAATGATTTACAGATAGCCAAGTATAATACTTCTGGTACAATTCAGTGGCAGCGTAGGCTACATTCCGGTGGTGGAGAAATTGGCTATTCGATAGCTGTTGACAGTTCTGCGAATGTTTATGTTTGCGGTGAAACCAATAACAGTGGAACTATTGACTTCCAAATAGCAAAGTACAACACCTCTGGCGCTATTCAATGGCAGCGCAGGCTCGGTTCGGCGTCAACCGATAGAGGGCGCTCTATAGCCGTAGATAGCTCTGGAAATGTGTATGTTTGTGGGGAGTCAGATGTCAGTGGAACAAATGATTTTCTTTTTGCTAGGCTCCCCGGAGATGGTTCTTTAACGGGCACCTACACCGTTGGCGGATACTCATTTACCTATGCTGCCTCAACGCTAACTGACGCCGCAACATCTTTAACAAGCGCCACATCTAGCCTTACAGATGCGGCCTCTACCCTCACAGACTCCGCATCTACCCTCACAGACGCTGTATCCACTCTCACATCCTCGGTGACGACGATATGACCGCGTACATCAAGCTATCAACCAATGAATACCCGCGCCACGCTGGCGATATTGCCCTTGACCCGGCAGGTGAGTACGCCGTTGTTCAATGGGTAGACCCACCGGAGTTTGACCGCGCAACGCAACGCTGTGGCGAGGGCGCTCCGGTAAATGACGGCGGTACGTGGCGCATGACTTGGGTTGTGCGTCAGGCTACACAAGCTGAGATCGACGAGGCTAACAAGCCGTTTGACCCAATGAACTTGAGGTAGCACCGTGAGCACCAGATATTCCGGCGGCGTCATCACGAAGACCCCTGTTGTTCCTGCGGGACCGTTTGAGAACGGCACAGCTCCCGGAATATGGACGCTTGACCAGCAGCTACAGGCTCAGAAGGCTGGCATCTGGCCGACTGCGGGTTTGCAGCCGGATTACATCGAAGACGTGTTCTCGACGTACTTGTACGCTGGCAATAGGCCAACTGGGCAGTCAATACCCAATGGTATTGATTTGGCTGGTAAAGGCGGATTAGTTTGGTTGAAAGCCCGAAACGCGGCGTCTTACCACCAACTTTCTGACTCTGCCAGTGGAGTTAGCAATGGTCTTTACTCAAACCGCACCGACGCCCAATTTTCTTATCCCAGCGGTATAACGTCTTTTAATTCCAGCGGCTTTACCCTTGGGTCCGATACTAACGGGACTATTAACGAAACTGGAAATAATTACGTCTCTTGGACCTTCCGCGAGCAGCCGAAGTTTTTTGATGTTGTGACGTATACAGGGACGGGCGCAAACAGAACTATTTCTCATAACCTTGGCTCAGTGCCGGGCATGATGATCATCAAACGGACAGACACAACGGGCGCTTGGCAGTGCTATCACCGCAGCCTCGCCAACACGCAGTATATGGTTCTGAACACCACGGCAGCAGTTGCCACTGGTGCAACGCGCTGGAACTCTACAACGCCAACCGACACCGTATTCAGCCTTGGCACAGACACGACCGTCAATGCTTCTGCTGGAACCTACGTCGCCTACCTCTTCGCCCACGACGCAGGAGGCTTCGGCCTGACCGGCACCGACAATGTTATTTCGTGTGGGACGTTTACTACTGATGTCAGTGCTAACGCAACGGTAACGCTTGGATACGAGCCGCAGTTTGTTATCTTCAAACGTACTGACAGTGCGACAAACGGCGACTGGGTTATGTTTGACAACATGCGCGGGATGCCCGCTACCGGGTCAGGCTCTACCGCAGCGAGGTTAAAATCAAATACGGCTGATGTGGAAAATCCAAATACGGGTGATATAAAGATCACGTCAACCGGATTTGTGGTTAGCTTTGTTGCTAGTGCTACTTTCATCTACATCGCCATCCGCCGTGGCCCGATGAAGGTGCCGACTGATGCGACGAAGGTGTTTATTCCGGTGTCCACGGCGTCAGCATCAAACCCGCTTACCGTAACAACAGGCTTTCCTGTTGATTTAAGTATATCTCGGGCCTATTCGGGCTCTGCCAACAACAATGCGCTAGATAGGCTTCGGGGATCATCAACCGCTTCATCAGTATATTCAGTCACAAATACCACAGCGGCGCAAGTAACAACTTCTAGTTTTGGAATTGGGTTGGATAACAACACTGAGATAATCGACAACGGGTTTAATGCCGGAGCGTCGAACTCAAAGATTTACTGGAACTTCCGCCGCGCCCCCGGCTTTTTTGATGAGGTTTGCTACACGGGGACAGGTGCGAATACAACGCAGGCGCATAATCTTGCTGCTGTACCTCAGCTTATGATCGTGAAGGGTCGGTCTGGCGCAACTGCGTGGCAAGTATATTCAAGCGCGTTGGCAAACACCGAATACCTTGTTCTTAACACAACAGCAGCTAAGGCTACAGGCGCGACACGTTGGAATAGCACAACACCGACATCATCGGTATTTAGTATAGGGGCAGCAACAGAGGTAAACACTTCTGCCGCAACCTACGTCGCCTACCTATTCTCCACAGTCGCAGGCGTATCCAAGGTTGGCTCATACACTGGCAACGGGACAACGCAGACCATTGACTGCGGCTTTGGTGCTGGCGGCGTTAGGTTTGTGCTTATCAAGCGCACTGATGCCACTGGCGATTGGTACGTCTACGACACCGCTCGCGGTATGACAGTGCTGACAGACCCGTATTTGCTTCTAAACAGCACTGCTGCTGAAGTTGCAACGCTTGGTTCTGTGACCACCGTTTCGACAGGGTTTGCATTAAACTCAACCATTCTAGCGGCAATCAATGTCAATGCTGGCACATACATCTTCTTGGCAATCGCGTAAGGAACACGATCATGACCATCCGCATCCGCTCCACCGGCCAGTTAATGCAGGACAGCGAGTTCCGTATGCTGCTGAAGTCCGCAGCCAACGCAGCTTGGCGAGCCCCTGAACTTACGCAGGAAATTCTTGACATCGTCGGCGCTGACCCCGTGTTTGAAGGCCCGCAAGCCTCTGGCGGCACGGTCTATCAGTACAGCCAGTATGTAGGCGTCGAACAGATCGACGGTAAGTGGTACACCAAGTACATCCTTGGCCCGGTGTTCACGGACACGACGGTCGATGGCGTTACCACAAGCGCCGCCGAGGCAGAAGCCGAATACAAGACAAGGAAAGATGCCGAGCAGGCGGCAAACGTCAGAACGTCACGCAATGACCTATTGACCAAATGCGACTGGACGCAGATTGCTGACAGCACGGCAGACAAGCCTGCTTGGGCCACCTACCGTCAGGCTCTGCGCGATGTTACAGCGCAGGACGGGTTCCCTTGGAACGTGACTTGGCCGGAACAGCCGTAACATTTAATTAAGGGGGGACTACATGCCGACAAGTTCACAATCTGGCAAAGCCAGCATCAAATGGGTTATGTCAAAGCTGCCGGAGCCGAAGAAGGCTCTGGACATTGGTTGTGGTGAGGGCACCTACGCCAAGCTGTTTCCAAAGTTAGCTTTTACCGGCGTTGAGATCTGGGAGCCTTACGCAGAGAAGTACGCGCTACAGGCTCTATACCAAAACTTCATCCTTCAGGACGCTCGCGAGTTCTCGACCGACGAGCATTTCGACGTGTGCTTTCTTGGGGATGTCCTTGAGCATATGACGGTGGCCGAGGCGACGGTTCTCGTTGAAAAGGCAAGAGGCTGGGCTGACACGGTCATCATCAGCATCCCAATCGGCCATTACCCTCAAGACGAATACGAGGGCAACCCCTACGAGCGCCACGTCAAAGACGACTGGTCTGACGCTGAAGTCAAAGAGGCATTTGGCAAACCGACCTGGTCAACTGTTGATGCTGAAATAGGGGTGTACGCTTACTCAAAGCACAAGATTGCTTTAGCTATTTGCGTGTATGCAATCAGCAAGAATGAAGAGCAGTTCGTCGAGAGGTTTTGCAAATCGGCCAAAGACGCTGATCTGATCTTGATAGCAGATACAGGAAGCACCGATGAAACAGCAGCAAAAGCGCGTGAGCACGGTGCTGTTGTCCACGACATTTGCATTAGTCCTTGGCGGTTTGATCTCGCTCGCAACGCTGCTCTTGCTCTTATTCCCAGGGATGTTGATGTTTGCATTAGTCTGGATCTGGACGAGCTTTTAGAGCCTGGCTGGCGTGGAGAGATAGAACGTGTGTGGGTCAATGGAACAACGCGCCTGCGCTACTTCTTCGACTGGGGCTCTGGCATCCGGTTCAAGTACGAGAAAATTCACGCCCGTCATGGATACCGCTGGCATCACCCATGCCACGAATACCCTGTCTCTGACCCGCGCGTTAAAGAGGTCTGGGCCGACAGCGACATGCTGATGGTGACGCACCACCCCGACCCTACCAAGAGCCGTGGGCAGTACCTTGAGCTCTTGTCGATGTCCGTCAAAGAAGATCCGCTTTGCCCACGCAACGCCTTCTACTACGCCCGTGAGCTGAGTTTCTACGCAAAGTGGGAAGAGGCTCTCAAGGAGCTGAATAGATACCTCAACCTTCCGGACGCGACGTGGCACAATGAGCGTTGCTACGCGATGCGGATCATGGGCAAGTGCCACGAAGAGCTCGGCGATCTTGGCCAAGCGGAGAAGTGGTTCCACCTTGCTGCTGCTGAGGCGCCCAATACTCGTGAGCCTTGGTGCGCGCTTGCCATGCTCATGTACATGCAAAATCGTTGGGAAGAGTGCTTGGCTTTTTCCATGCGAGCCCTTAAAATAGTGGACAAGCAATTGGTCTACACTTGCGATCCTGCGGTCTGGGGGCATATGGCCCATGACCTCGCCTGCGTCGCCGCTTGGCGCCTTGGCCTCAATGACATCTCAATCGCTCAAGCAAAGCTCGCGTGCGAGAAGTCCCCAGATGATGCCCGACTAGCCAAAAACCTTGCGTTCTTGACGGGCAAACTTGAGCAGGACGTAAAACAGGAAGTGTCATGACCGATAATGGCGGCGAAACCCTAAAATACATCGCTGATGGGCTATCATTTCTCACAGTCGTAGGGACTTTGATCAACGTGCTCCCATCAGTCGCCGCCATTTTTACCATTATCTGGACAGGCATACGTATTTACGAGACTGACACTGTTAAGCGTTGGTTGGGTAAATAATGGATATAGACCGTGTCACAAAGTCAGTTGGCGCGGTTACGGCGCTTATGGCCATGGTTGCGGGTGGCTATACCACAATAGACAAGTTCGGGTTCTTCAGGAAACCGATCCTTGAATGGTCAGCGGATCATTTCAGCATCACCCACGGCCCGGCTGACGGAGAGTTCGCTGTTGTCGCTGCCCGCAGGAAGATACGAGACGATTGCTCAGTTGAGCAATTCTATCTTGAAGTTCGGGACGCCAGATACATAGTCCACAACGCAACCCCGTCTATTGCAAAGTTTTCGGGGCCCGCGACGGACAAGATCGACAAGTTTGGCTATACAATATCTATCGAGAACCCATCCAAGGTCTCACCCGGCAGGGCCACTTTGTTGGCGCACATCCGCTACAAGTGCCCAGAGGGCGAAGTCCTAATGAACTATCCAGATCACGCTAACCTCACGTTTGAGATCGGAGCCGCCAAATGAAGATGTCCGCAGACGGCCTTGCGCTGGTCAAAGAATTTGAAGGTCTTAGGTTGAAGGCATACAAGTGCCCTGCTTTGGTATGGACCATCGGCTACGGCCACACCTCGGCAGCCGGGGCGCCGATCGTCAGCGCCGACATGGTCATCAGCAAAGAGAACGCTGAGGAAATCCTCCAGCGAGACATGGTGCAATATGAGGACGGTGTACGGAAACTTGTCACGGTCGGCATCACTCAAGGTCAATTTGATGCGCTCGTTGATTTTGCTTACAATGCTGGTGTCGGCGCTCTTGCTAAGTCCACATTGCTAAAGAAGGTCAACGCT